CGCATGACTTGCTCCTCTGTTTGTATCTAACGATACGCTTGACTGGTACGTTTGTCAACGACCAGTCGGCACAGTTAGGAACAAGTGTATGTACTGTGCCGTGACATCAGTAAAAGATGTCACCCTTTCGGGACTTTCTCAGCTCGCCTCCTCGGCTCGCTTATAACGCTTTCGCTTTTTTTGACCCCGCTACGCTATATTTCAATTTCTGAATCGAATAAAAACCATTCGATTCACAAATCGAAATCGCTACGCTACTAGTAGGGGTCTACAAGGGAATGAATATATAGAGACATTGTTTTAATACTTTAGTACTCTATTGTCCCTTGACTTTATGTAACACTATTGTTACTTTATATGTATGGAATGTATTGTACATTCCTGTATTCCTTAAGAGGGCTTAAACCATGCTAACGATTGAAGAATTAGAGAAACGTATAGAACGTGATCAGGAGCTTTTTGAACAGATTACTGCTGAACGTGAAAGCGTTCGTATTAGGCTATATCGATATAGAAAGGCTGTTATAGCCTTGAATGATGCTGAAGAAGAACTTAATTTTGATGCGAGTGATTGATATGAAGATTGAACGTGAATTATGGTATTGGATATTATTTGATAGATGGTTATCTATTGGTATTTATATATTATTTACCTTACATTTATGGTTTTTCCACTAAAAAAAAGGGGGGCATTGCCCCCCTTAGTGACTAAAAAAAGGGGGGCGATGCCCCCCTTTTACTATGGCACCGTTCCTTTTACCGGTGGAGTCTCCACAGCTGGGTTGTCAACTATTACATGCATTGGTTGTATTACCTGTTCTGATTCCATTAAACCCCATGATACTAGCTGATCTTTGTTTTCCGGATTATGAATATAATCCATGAATTTTGCCGGATCGTTATCAAAATGTTTCCTTATTTCTGATGGTACTAATGAGAATGATTCCCTTGCTTTTAATATTGCATTCATTGATTCCTGAAAATCATTGCCTGTGACATCATCATATGTAAATTGCTGTAGTTTTGCTACTTGTGATATGAGCTCAGTGCCATGCCTGGCTACTATATTATTTATATCAACTTCCGATTTATGATTTTGTTCTGTTCTTGTTTCTTCGAATACATGACCACCCTGATCTATACCAAGTTGGTTACCTTCATTATCGTATTTTGTAAACATTATTTTGCTCCAAATATTTTTCGTTTTGCGTTGTCAACGCCTTTCAATTGAGGGAATTTTCGCCGTGCTTTATCTAACATTTGCAATTGTTGTTGTTTCGTCATTGGTTTTGTTTTATCTGGTATCTCAGATCTTAACCATTCCATTACGCGTTTTGCGGTTTGTCTGTCAATATTGGATTGTTCTAGCATTCCTGCTACTGCTTGCATTAACATTTTTACAGGCTCTGCAATATCCGTTTTAGTTCCAACGTATTCCGTTTCTTTCTCTACTTTTGCTTTCTGAGCTGAAGTAAGTTTTGCCTGTTCATTTAACAGTCTTGCCTGTCCTAATGACACTTTTGATAATGATGGACTCGATGTTGAATCACCTTTTGCGCTTGAATGTGAAGCAGCCCTAGGGATCGGCATACTGCCGCCGGCGGGTGATTTAAACCCGCCAGTAGCTGCTAATATTGGATTTAATCCAGCAGACTTTAATCCTTTCATCTGTAATCCTGGTGAATCCTTAAGCAAACTTCGCTGCCGTTCATATGCCTTTTGAGCTTGAGCTGATGAAAATTCACTCTCTAGTCCAAACATATCCTTATCATGTTGAACCTGTTGTGTGAACATGTGAGCTGAATGTGCTTGTGCATCATTTTGTAATGCCTGACTGCCAAAAAACTCTAGTCCAGTACCTAATACATCGCCAACTATTGGTATATCTAAGAATCCCATAACTTTACTCCTTAGAAATGATCAATCATGCCTGGTACGCCAAATACGGGCATCGGACGTGCGCAAATAAGCGAGTTATATGTATCAACTATGAAATGTGGCTCTGATGGTACCTGTATACACCTGTCTAATACTGATGTTGAAAGACCGTCCTCTTCAATAAATGACTGATTCAATGATGGTAATGAGCCGAAATGTTGTGATAAATGCCATGCTTCAAGTGATGCTGTTGCAGCGTTCTGGAATAATCCTGAAATCTGTGAAGGTTTGTATCTATACTCATCATACCTAGGAATATAACCAAATACGTTGTCGTCATTGGCTGATCCGTCGCAATATATTTCTTTATTGAGAATTGCCTGTTCTCCGAGATGAGCTAATGATGGCCAATATATATCATATCGTGTTGAATGTGAAAAGTGACGGTTAAGACCTTCCTGATATGTTAAATCCATTCTTACAGACATGAGACCCATTACAATGCCGTGTTCATGGAATGATTTATTGAATCCATGGCCTTTTATAGTGAATGTTCCATATCCTGCCAGGTCGCCGACACCTAACTGGCTTCCTGATGTTGTTGGGGCTTGCTGAACTACCGGTGAAATGTTTATAGGTGAACTACCGCCGCCCAAGTATTCTGGACGGTAACTAGCATCATAGAATGAGACGCCAAAATGATTACGAATTATTTCCGGGTATCTGGTTCCCGCACGTGCGTCACGCTCTAATAGCTTTTGTACCTGGAACGCTTCGCGAAGGTCATTAACTGTTGCTGCTGTAGCATTTGTCAAATCTGCATAAATCTTAGGGGCATCTGTTTGAACGCCACTAGGTGATAATTCACCAAATGTAGCTGTCGCGTCCAATACATCAATATAACGTTGTTCTGTATTAGCTGAACTATATAATGTTAATACTCCCCCAGTTGTTTGATCTGTTGCTACTGGTGCAGTTGTTCCTAATGGTAATGTTACTGCATCGCCTTTTTGTGGCCAGGGTAGTGCTGATGTGAAATAGTCGTGGCGTTTTCCTCTACGCATTAACTGTAATCCTTCGGTATAAAGGTCTGGTCCGTCATCTGTCACTGTAGGTAGGCTATCTATAAGGTTCTGATCTCTAAACCATTCATTAAATATTTTTGCGTATGATCTGAATGGCAATGCTGATATATCAACATCATCTGGTGATATGCCTGCTGGTACACCCATATAATTCATTAATGCACCGAAACTTTGTCCACCAGATAGAGGGCTCGAATTGTCTGGATTTGATACTGTTGCACCATCTAATATGGGTATTTGATAATCTATCGAATCACCTGGATCCGTTTGTTCTCCACAGAATTTGCGCCAGTTATCCCAAATAATACGATTAGGCACGAAGAAAAAGTGGGTATCGACATAGAGGTTATCCATTAACGGGAATAGCGGTGTTGCCATCCTAGCGAATATTGTTGACTGCATGTTGAAAGTATCGCCTGGTAAGACGCTGTCCCAATAGTATGGAATTAGCCATCCGGCATCCATGGTGAATTTATGTCCGAATGTTCGATTGAATTTTGATCGCGGTGCATCTATATTTGGTGTTGTAGCGAAATTGTGTTGCATTACTGATTGCATTTTAAACTCTCCGGTTTTTTTATAGTTTTATAATCTACATGCCAATAGTCGAATATGATTACTCTTACATAGGTAAAGGGGGCATATAGCCCCCTGAACATAATCATCCTACTGCTTGAATTGATGTGTCAGGTTTTATGTCTGGTCTGACATCGTGTCCTGAATATATTTTTGTTGGTTCACACGGTTCGATTTCTCCGTTATGTGTGTTGAATTCTCCAATTTTGTACATAACAAAATCATCCTTGTTTTTATTTCCTTCGATTGAATGGGTAAACGCTCTAATAGCGCTCGCTGTATTAATTTCGACACGTGGATCATTAAATACTTCCGCTACTGTATCTTTTACTGAAATGATTACTTTTAACATTTTAGAGACTCCGTTTTAAAGGTTTGGTTTTTGCCTGTGCTACATTATGACGAACTGCCAGACGCTCAGGCGTGTTATCTGGCGACTCGTATCCTTTTCTAGCGCGTTCCGCTTTTACATCGTCCATTTGATCTGGATCAAGCTTTTCCATTACTTTGTCATAATACCGAGGTATTTTTCTGGGTTTTCCGTTGACGTGCACATAGTCTTTGGGGTAACAGTCTCGGTGATAACGTGTAACCCAGTTGTGAGCAATGCCAGTACCATTAGAACCACCACGAGACATATTGGTGTATTCTGGCAAGACCTGATGAATTTCTCCAGTAAAACTATTATATCTTTCATAAGGTTTTAAACCGGTATCCGGATCTATCTGTTCTTGTGCTTTTCCGGTGACTTTTTTCATTATATAACGTGCTACGTATGCAGCCGATTCAAATGTTACATCGCCGACCTGAACAAAACCATGTCCCCACTTTTCTTCCAATGTTGGTGACATGTAGAGGTCGTGGCCTGATGGGCTCGTTCCGTAGAACACCCGATCTGTAAAATCATGGCCGAATATAAGAGCATGATAATGAGGACGGTTATTTTTTTCACCATATTCACCACACATGTAGAATTTGATTTTTTTAGGTTTTAGATGGTCTCTTAAACGACGCATAAATCTCTGAAAGTGTTTTTTTCTTAATCCACCATCCGGTGGTAAATTTTCTGGATTGTATGTGAGAGTTATGAAGCAATTTTCTGAATGTAAGCTGGCTTCGTGTACACATCTCATTGCCCATTCCTGTGACCTTTGCATACGGCAGCCTATACACTGCCCGCAGGGGATTTGTTGATATTGAGTGCCAGGGCTGTCATAAAAGACTATTTGTCCTGTTGGCGTACGCCAGGCATCCAATGGTTTAAAACATGCCATGATTTTGGCGCCGGCAGCACATGGTTTTGCCTGGTATTGTACCGATTTCGCTCACGCTTCCGCTAACTGCCTCTAGAGCCGTGTTCCGCCTCGCATAGGTCGCGGCTTCATATTTATGCTATTAATGCGTGTACCGCGCCTGTAGTTCTTTTTGTTGTTGCGTTTGCCCATTTTGTAACGTCGCATGACTTGCTCCTCTGTTTGTATCTAACGATACGCTTGACTGGTACGTTTGTCAACGACCAGTCGGCACAGTTAGGAACAAGTGTATGTACTGTGCCGTGACATCAG